CCATTTGGAACTATTACGGGGCCAACGGGCCACTTCACAGTAACAGTCGGGCCTTTGCCGTATTTCCAGAATAGCCATTCTGACAGGCTATCAGCGTGTTTGTTTATTTCCAACATTGCCATAAGTTTCTTCTGTTCAGTATTATTGAGCGGCCATTTTAGATGTAGTGGAGGAGGAATCTGTCCCATTATCTCACCAAGGCAAGTAGCATCTGGTATTTGTTATAGGCATCAGCCACAGCAGGATTACTCATTCTGATATTATACTCTTCCTCTGCTTTGCTGTCAACGAGTATAATCTCCATAAGTTTATTCTGTGGAATTTTCATCTTGACCATAGTGGGTCCGGCGCAGTATGAGTGTCGTGTATAATAGGTTTCGAAATATCGAACATCCTCTTCTATTTCAACTTGTGTGACACCGTATTTACCGGTAAATTTATAGACCATTTCCCGCCGGTCATTACTTTCGTTACTCATTTCCACCTCGCAATATAAACCATGTAGCATCTGCCGCGTTTTCAAACCAAATCACTTTGTTCAGTATCATCATATAGAACTTTCCTTTACTGGGATTATCTTGTAACTCTCGTTTCATTTTCTCAAACGGCCCGCGACGATACCATCCGGCGAATGGCTTGATTCCAGTAGGATACATTCCGCCATGGTCTTCCTGTGGCAGCACTACTTTCGTCCAGCAACGCTTCCTTACCGCGGGGTGTTTGTTCCAGAACTTCATTCCCACCTCAATCTAAACCACATGGCATCTTTCTCATGTTTGAAATGCCATCTATATTTTTCTGGAGCTTCTGGGCCCACCCAGAATACTGTCCAGAGTCCTGTCTCTCTTTCTGGACCAATAGCAGACCATCTTGGCCCTATATTATCCTGACACCATTTAACCGGAAGGCGCTCATGGTACTTGCCCATGACTACTTCATACGGTAAATGTCTTACGCCCATCTTAATGTAAACCACATTGCTTTCTTTTCATCATCAATCACAATACACGGAACATACCATTCACCTATAGGAATCCTGGCATAATACCATGTGTCGTTTTTAATGCCTACATTCTCTGTTAGCCATTCTTTACATCCTTCTGGAACACCTTGTCTAAACTCTATTCTCATGACCACCTCAACACTGCCAGTACATAATCTTTTTCATCTTTGATATAATACCCCCTGAAGGAGGTACACCATTTATCTGAAGGTAAATCGCCGAAGTGTTTCACGCACCAGTCAAAAATGTGAATATCGTTTTCCCTGGTATGTCTGAAGTAATGCGAGAATTCCTCGAGGGTTTCGGCGTGAGTCATGACCACCTCAATGTAAACCACAGACAATCTTGTTCACTTTTGAAAGCAAAGAATAGAACATCTCCGCCGCCTAACTCATTACATACCCAATCACCCCAGTAATCTTTAATCACTCGGTGAAAGTCATCGCGCCATTTATCTTGGCAGTTCGCCTGGCACCATACTCTCATCATAGTCAGACCCTGTTCCCAGTCGCCGAAATGACTCCAGAACGCCTCTGAGTATTGTTTTTCAAAAACATACGGATAGCCCGGATACATATCTCTCACTCTGGTGGCACGGAAATTGATATCAGGATCATACGCACGATCATACTGTGTCTGTGTCATGCCCATCCGTTTCAAATCATGGGCATGTATAACTGCTTTGACTTTCTGTTTGAGATATGATATCAAGTTCAGTCTCCATTTTGTAACAACCACACTATTTGATCCTGCTCGTTTTCAAATACAATGCGAACCAGAAACTCATTCATGGCTTGTAGTCTGCTGTATGAATAGTTCGCAGCATTTCTATTCCAAGTCATCTTCCAGGGCCCCGGCCGAACTGAACGAAATAGTTTATCAAGTTCAGCAAGAGTCACTGCGTCCATAGGCTCAAACTTAAAATATTGTTGAGCATTTATCAAGTCAGTTTGCCAACTCATACTGTTTGTGCCTTTAATTTGATCCACATAAACTCTTTCATGTCAACTGGATATGTCATATCCTCAAATCTATGCTTGACAAATCTGACGCCGTCATCTGATTCAAGCCAGGCGCGATTAGCAAATTGCATTGGCTTGGTTTTAAAATTCAAATACTTAACAGGCTGAAACGTTTCAGGATTAATTACCTGATACTCTATCACTGCCGGCTGTACCAGATATCTGTTCCCATCGAATTTATCGATGCAAGCATCAGCAATTTCGTAATAGACGTTCATAACCACCTCAATAGAAACCATTCAGCATTAGAACGAAGACTGAATCCGATGCCATGCTGGCTACAAGATTCATGTAGATAGCCCACTTTGTTCTTATGCATCCAGCGCATTATCTCATCAAACTCACACCAGGTTCTGACGAAGTAATGACTTTTCGGATAACCCACAACTTTATATACCTTCATAACCACCTCAACGCAAACATAATACTTGGTTCCTCTGTTTCAAACGAAAAAATAGCACTGGTGCGAGGACTCCACTTTATGTAATACCGGTCACCGGATCCTTTCGTCGGATACTGATTACACCATTCGATCATTTCATAAGTTGGACGATCAACGCTTACCCGGTGTCTAAACTCCGGGTCAAACTGGCCGCCTTCTGAATGATACTTCTCCATATTAACCCCAGCGCAGCACCAGTGCCGAATAAAGTTGTTCGTGAACATCCACTTGAATTTTCCAATGACCTGTCTGAATATGAACCCATTGTGTAGAGTTAAGCGACTTCAGCCAATACATAACTTCGGGCTCAATGTCCAGAGTGTACCAATTGTCGCCATCAACAACTGCTTCAGCGAGTTTACGGAATTTCGATGGTATATAGGGTCGCATAATGTTTGGATACAATGAGTTAATGTCAGTGTCTATCATGCCCACCTCAATAGAAATAACATGTAATCTTTCTCATTTTTGAACTTAAAATCTCTTGGATACGACCATGTCCAATCTCCTTGATGAGTGGTAGCAGAAGGTGTCTCTAGAATTCTATCAGGGCCGAATTGTGCATGGCACCATTGGATAGCATCAGTGCGGATACTGAAATCTTCCGTCCGCGGAATTGTACATTCGTACCAGTTGTAGTTCATAACCACCTCAATACAAACAAGGTAACATGCTTCTGATCAGCAAAGAAGTATCCGCGCGATGCCCAGCCACCCTGGTCCCTTCTCCAATTATTGGAGATTCTCCAATTCTCTCTGCCGATCTGCTTGTTACACCAGTGTTCAACTTCCTCATCCAGGTCGTCATCATCAAGATCATCGTGCGACCGATAGCGGAAGACAACCTTATGGCAGAGTCGGCGTTCGATTTGTCGGCGTTGCTTTGCGTTCATCAGTATCCTGCTTGTTTTAACAACTCCTTTACCTGTTTGGCAGATTCAGGGTCGCGCTTAAATTTAATTGCCCATTGCTCGGGATTTATATAGTCATTGATTATTTTAACATGATCGGCATTTAATGTCAAGAGAAATTGTGTTCCGCTGTCGCTTTGATACAACATCCACGGTGAAATCTTACCCAAAGTGATCTGATAGCAAATCTTATTTGGGTTCCCATAACGCAGAATATCATGCGCCAGTATCCGTTCCGTTTCAGCCATTTTGATTGTCGTTTCTATGCTTCGGGCAAGCGCATCCATCGGATCCTCAACGCGGATATACTCAATAAGGAATTTGGTATAGTTAGTATCTTGATTCCAACTATCAATTCGTATCTGTTCTTTCAGCAGCCAGTCAGTGTATCTACTTACATTGACAACATTCGCGCCGGCGCAGTATGTTCCGAACTTGATGAACGCCGTGTAGTATGCGCTTTTGATGAACTCTTCCTGGGTGCGATTTTTCTTCCCCATTGAGTTTTTAGCATAGAACTGTAGCCATGCTTGAAAGCCGATGCGAGGCCCCTGTTTATCTTTCTCTGCCCAACGATGTTTACCCTCACAGATATGAGTGAAGATTGTTTTCTCCCGCAGGAACACTCTGCGACAAAACTCGCAAGAGAAGACCGGTTTAGTTTCCTCGATCGGACTCGTACTGGGCGATTTCTTCATCTGTGGTGATTTGACTGAGGGTTTCAACATCGGATAGTTTCAGATTAGGATATACATTGGCAAGATAACGCTTGCGCCGTTGATCTTTGACGAACTCTTTTGATACTTCGTCAACATCAGATTCACTTGCATTGGGATATATCTTGGCATAATACTTCTTTGTGTCAGCAAGATTTGCATCCTCTTGTAGTGTGGCCACCTTAGGACTGATGTTAGGAATCCATTGATGGAATTGCTTCCCGAGTCCCGGCGAACTGGCACATAGCATCAGCCAAATCAACTTGGGATGACGCATCACATTCTCATTAAACAAATACTTGTTCGCATGAAAATCAACTGAACGTAGATAGTATCCTTGAAGTTCGGCTGATGCCTTTATAGCCGAGGTCCAGTGAACAATAATAAACAACGCAACTTTCTTTTGTTGAACCTCGTTCAGACGTTCATAGTAGCCGTAGTCCTTCTTGTCGATAGCAGCAAGGATATCGAATAGTTTAACATCAGTATCCGACAACTTCTCGTCGGCTGCTGTTTCCACTTTTGCTTTTTTAGTTGCCATATTCGTGTTCTACATTAGGGTCTGTAATCCCGGACTCTTCCAAACCTTCTAATACTGAATAAAAATAATGTTCGCTTGGGTAAAGTAATTGAACTTGTCGTCGGTGTTGTCGCGTCATTGTATATACCCATGCTGCTTTATCTCTGCCTTGATACTTCACCTGAACTAACTCTCGCGTATATGAATACGGATATCCTTCTCTTCGATCCAGTTGTTTTAACAGATTATAATCTATTTCCCACAGAACTCCTAATACTTTGTTCCCATGACGCTTAAACACATTAGCATGGCTGAGCATTTCCCAGGCATATCCCGGTAACTCGGCGGCTCCTAATCTTTTAGCATCTGCTGACATGATATTGCTATTGGTCAACATTCCATATGTGAATACTAACATCAGAACGCCTGTGAATAGTCGATGACTTCACAATTACGGCTTACTTCTTTGACGAAATATACACACGCCGGCTTCGGTCCGTCTTCTAATGGAACACAAAGGAATTGTCCATTCTTCAATCGAGGAGCATACCATGTCACATCATTGTAAATGTCAACGATTTCGATGGGGAGGAATGAAGGAGAGAATGAAGATAACGGATTGAACTCAAACGCATTGAATCCACGGTCATTAATACTTGTCAGCGGCAATGTTTCCAGATCACCGTGTTCTTTCTCACCGATTACGATTTGCCAATCAACAGGCATCTTCATTGTGTGTTTACCAATCTTCAAAACTAATGCAGGCGAGTTAAACGATTCAAGAAATATCAACGGAATGTAATGATAATCTACATTGAGAGGATTGCTGTTGTCCAGAATTGCGAATCTTAAATCATCTATCTCTTCAGGCAGAGTTTCAAGATTGTATCTGGTATTATTATCAAGGGTAAGTATGAACATTGTTTATTATAGCATGGTTAGAGGGAGAAGTCAAGTTATTTGTAATTGATCTTGGTTACGTCGAAGGGATACTTCGCATCCTTGTAGAAAGCTTTACGTTGGGTAAGATGCCGTTTAGAGAATTTACAGCTACTGGTAATGTCAGTAATCTGCACGAAATCTTTATCTGACGCCATACGCAATCCTCGCCCGATACTTTGAATAGTTCGGACAAAAGACTTGCCCGGTTCGATAAGCACAACATTGAACAGTCGAGGAATATTAATACCAACTGCTGCTACACCGTATGTGGCAATGATGATCTTATTTGTTGCTGTGGCCACATCTTCATATTGTTCTGTGCGGGTAGATGACTTGGTCCCGCCTGATACGAACACCACATCATCTTTGAGTGTGCTATAGCCGGCGAGTTTACTCAACAGTATTTCGCCTGCTTCAATTCGGTCAACAAGTACCAGAGTATTGCCGGTGCGATTTACTTTGCTGATCTGCGCGGCGATTGCAGTCATGCGTTCATCATTGCTGACCAGATACTTCAATTCAGTCTGATACTCTTTGAACTCTACTTGATCCTGTAGTTGAATGATGTTCACATGACAGTTTGCCAGTACACCTTGCTCTTGTAGAGTGCTTGCTGCCAGAGTGCCGATCACCGGGCCAAGACTTACCAACAATGCCTGACTTTCAAACTTCGCTTTAGGAATAGTTCCAGTCAGTCCCCATCTGATCGGTATCTTGCTCATTACACCTGTCAACAATGTTTTCAGCGCATCTGCCTTAGCCTGGTGCACCTCGTCAACAATGACACAGATAACACCTTCAAGAAATTCACCGATTGTTGTGTCGCCAGCACCCGCTTTAGTATTCTTCAGCAGAACATTTAATGATTGCCAAGTGCATATCGTATGCGTCTTGCCTATCTCTTTTCTGCCGCCGAAGTATACACCAACATCAAGACCCATGTTGACATAATCTGCTTCTGTCTGCGTGACCAGACTGATGTTAGGGACGATAACGATTGATCGGCCATATGCTTCAACGCTCTTGCTTAACGATGCTGTCATCAAAGTCTTGCCGGCGCCTGTGGCAATCTCCTGGAGACATTGCGGGTTCGCCAGAAAGTTGTTGACGATTTCAACTTGATAGTCACGCAACATGATCGGCGTGCCTTCAACCGGATGCCCCTTGGGCCAGAGCGTTGAGGAATATGTATCCTCTTTAACCATGTCGAATGTGAATGAAGTCAGATAGTCCCGGGTATCCTCTACTTCAATGTCGTATCCTGCCCGATCAATCACCGGGATGATTTCCTCAAGCAGATTAATGTAGCTTGACCCACCCAGAGAAAAGAAACTTACCTTTCCGTCCCAACGACCCAATCGGACACTTGGCAGATATCGCGCCCCCGGCACATCGAAGGAGAATAATTTCATCAGAGCCTTGCGCTCTGATAGCTCCAAACCACTTATGCGGATGTTAACTTCATCCGCAATGTGAATTACACATTTCTTACTCATGCTGTTTTGGTCTTTCTAAATATCTCATCCGCATCTTTTCTTTTGTAGCAAGAGAATGTTTCCTGCCCCACATTGGATTGTTGTTCCCTTTGTTGTCTTTCCCGCGCATTTTGTCTTTGATCAACTTTCTAGCATTTTGCATATCTTCAACTATCTTACGAATGATAGCCTCTACTGGCCCGGATAATTCTCCTACACTACAAGACCAGATTCCGTCTGATAGCGCAGAACGATTATCGCTCCGGCGGGCGTTTCCTTGCATAGATGCGTAGCTCAACTTCTTTTCTTGGCAAAACCCCTTCAGATTCACGGTAATGAATTTCTCAATCGTCAGATGGTTTATACAGGTGTATACTTTACACTTGGCTTGCCCGCGTTTTTTAAGGTACTCAGGATCGTGGTTAAATGAGTCTGCCATTTTTTTCTTAGTTGCATCAGAATGAGGGCCATGGCTCTTACCAATTTTGCTGTCGCTTATTTTCTTGTTGTGGATTGCCCTGGCCTCATCAGTGAGCGTAGCCCAATAGTGATCACCACCGTCTCCGCCTTTACTTATGTTGTATCCAAATGCATCCTGAGTTGACTGATAGAAAGTAATCCAATATACTTCTCGGGAATTTACTTCGCCGGCACTACACTCCTCAATAATACTCTTTGTAAAAGTAGCCCTACCATACTTATGCAACGCTAGATTAATCTTAATGCCTGACCCAAAATAATCCTTACGGTCGTATTTGGATTTCCCGATGTAGACTTTGTTATTGATAGTGTTGGTTATTTTGTAAATAAATGGCATAGTTCTAACCCCGTAGTTTATACATCTATTTAGTCCGTAAGCGAGTATTTTTCATTCTCTGATTATATACTAGTTGACGGAAAATTACAAGTGCTAACGGCGAAAGAGGACCATTAGGTCCTCTTTACTACTCTAAAATTATATAATATATTAATTACGGGTGACTAGTCCGATGAAGCAGGGCTGTCGCGTATATTGGGTAATAGTTTCATATTATGTCCCTGTAACAGAGGGCTCCTAGATTTAGTTTATTGGAAACAGAACTGCATAGCCAGAATTGGTATTCTTCAATGCTGCCCATTCATCCTCTTCCATGCCGTTGTATTCGGCGGAGTAGTTCTTGGAATACACTTCCCCACTCCAGGTAGAGTCGGGAACATATACGACATCAAATTCAATTCCTGA